AAGTCAATGCCCGGTCGTGCTTTTTACTTTGAAACATATTTATATGAGTATGCTGCATTATTTGACAAACTACCGATCTCTGCTTTTGTCTCTTCTCCTAAAACACCAGATCCTGATATGAATCTACCAAACTTACAATTTTGGAACTGTATGGACTATGGAGTTACAGCGATTACAAAATCAATCATCGGAAGTGCAGATTACGAGATTAATACTCGTGATTTCGGAAGCATTAGAGGAGAGTACATTTGCACACTGGACAACTATCACGACTCTGCAGATAGCATTGACTGTTCTACTGCTGAGACTCCTGCAGAACATAAAAGTCACAACCTGATTGCATTGAACAACGGTCAGTTCGCTTTATACCCCAATAATAGAATGAGAATCTATGATAACAGTCTAACACCTCCCGAACCTAAAACACCGGACTTCAAGGTCTCTACAGAATACTATCAAGTTGAGCATGGGCATGATAATCTAGGTCTTGGTGATCAAGAGGAGTATTTCTGGAAAACTAAAAAGGATAGAGAGGTCATGGCAGACATAGATGATCAATATTATCACCATTTTAATGAGCAGCATAAATCAGACGAAAGATAACTCGTAGAAACTGTCTAAATAGCACTAAATACACGAGTATTAATAAAAAGTGCCTCTCAGCAAAATATCAAGAGGTTTTCAGGATATTTCATTATCCTTCAAACGTCACCCTGTTACAAGAGATTTGCTTCCTCTAAGAAACGAGGATGCAATCAAACGTTCTGTGCAAAATCTTGTTAGGACAAAGATTGGTGAAGTATTTTTTAGGAATGACATTGGCACCCGTATCTCAGGGGCATTATTTGAATTAGGAAACTCAGATTTCATTGATCCTATTTCAACAGAAATTGATACTGTTATAACAAACTTTGAACCTAGAGTCAATCTAACAAATGTAAGTGTTGACCCTAGACCTGACGAAAATACTTTAGATATTGAGATATCTTACAACATCGTTGGTCTATCGTTACCAATGCAAACAATAAACTTTATATTAGAACCGACTAGACTATAATGGCTCTCAATCAATTCACAAATCTAAACTTTGAAGATATAAAAACTTCGATCAAAGATTATCTGAGGCAAAACTCTAATTTCTCAGATTTTGACTTTGAGGGATCTAATCTGTCTGTCCTCATTAATACATTAGCATATAACACTTACATTACAGCATATAATACTAATATGGTTGCGAATGAATCATTTATTGATTCAGCAACACTTAGAGAAAACGTTGTATCACTTGCGAGAAACATAGGATACGTACCAAGATCAAAACGTGCTGCTGTAGCAAACGTTTCTATTAACATTACTGGAATCTCAACTACTAATACATCAATCAGCATTGATGAAGGAGTCATTGCAAACTCTGGTGTGAATGGTATTAACTATACATATTCTCTACCACAAAGAGTAACTGCTCCTTCAGAGGCGGGAGAGTCAAATGGACTTCTTCAAATATATCAAGGTCAACTTTTAGAGAAACAATGGACTGTAAACTTATCGCAAGCAAATCAAAAATATGTTTTACCAAATGATAGCATTGACACATCTACACTCAGAGTGTATATCAAAGAAAATGCATCAAGCAATATTGAAACAGAGTTCAAAGAAATTGACAGTATTGTTGGTGTAACCTCTACATCCAATACATTTTTGATTCAAGAGACAAGTGATGAAAAGTATGAATTACTTTTTGGAGATGGTATATTTGGGAAGAAGTTAGAAGCAAATAATGTAATTAGAGCAACTTACATCAAAACAAATGGTAAAGAAGGTAATGGTGCGACATTCTTTAACTTTGTAGGTGCAATAAAAGATGAAAGCGGTGCACTTATACCGACTGCTGTAGCAAGACTAAGAGTTTTGACGCCTTCTGAGAATGGAGATGATATAGAAAGTGTGCAAAGTGTCAGAAATTACGCACCAAGAAGATTCGCAGCACAAAATCGTGCGGTGACTGCTACCGATTATGAAGCATTACTCCCTTCAATATATCCTAATATAGAATCAGTCAGTGCATATGGTGGTGAAGATCTTGATCCACCTCAATATGGTCGAGTTTTTATCGCAGCAAAACCAAGAAACGGTAGTTTTTTAGCAGAATCCACAAAAACAAATTTATTAAAATCTCTCAAAAGTTATAGTGTTGCAGGTATTGTGCCATCTTTTGTAGATCTCAAATTTCTATATGTTGAGTTGGATTCATATATCTACTACAACACAAACTTTGTTGGAGACTCTAATTCCCTTAGATCAAAGATAACTGATTCAGTAAATCAATATTCTAAATCCGGGGAGTTGAACAAGTTTGGTGGTAGATTCAAATACTCTAAAATGACGTCAGTTATTGATGGTGTTGATAGTTCGATAACATCTAACATTACGAATGTATTGATTAGAAGAAATTTGAAAGCGATGATAAATGTCTTTACACAATATGAATTGTGTTTTGATAATCAGTTTTATAACGAATTAGATTCTTACAATATCAAGAGCACAGGATTCAGTATCTCAGGGATTGATGGAACGGTCTACATTGCCGATAAAGTGATTCAAGGATCAAATATAGGCAATCTATTCCTTTTCAAACTCACAGACGCTATAGATGTCGAAATAGTGTCATCAAACGTAGGCACTGTGGATTATGAGAAGGGTGAAATACTTATTAGTACAATAAACATTACTTCAACAATTTTACCAGAAAATATTATTGAGATACAGGCAGTGCCATTATCAAATGATGTTTTGGGAAGAAAGGAATTATATTTACAACTAAGCACTGAAAAAAGTAATTTTACAATGAGACAAGATCTTATTTCATCTGGAGCGAACGTATCGGGAACAAGATTTGATGTACAGTCAAGTTATAGTAACGGAAGTAAGGTAAGAGGTGCTATAGTAACAAGTTCATCAGGGATAGGTAAATTAGTGGGATACGTTAATGGTCAACCTTATTATGGTGAGTTTCATAGCATGCCAGATGGTACTAAAATGACCGGATCTACTCACTCAGTAAATAGTGTACAGATTCGTGATACTCTTAATTTTAACAACCCTGTGAATACTTCTTCTACCACGACATCATCATCTTCGTCATCATCAACAAGTTCATCGTCAAACAGCAGTAGCAGTTACGGATACTAATGATAGAAACCTCATTATCCAGAGTCAAAATACACGAAGTAATTGAAAGTCAGATACCTGAAGCGATAGATTCTGACAATCCTTTACTTGGAAAATTTCTAAAACAATATTACATATCACAAGAGTTTCAAGGTGGTCCAGTAGATATTATTGATAATTTTACTGACTATAAGAGTGTTGATTTTCTCAATAAGGACAATCTTACTGGATTTACATCAACTTCTCAATTTACTCAGAAGTTTGCTGAAACAATATATGTTGATTCTACAAAAGGGTGGCCAAGTAAGTATGGTTTGCTCAAAATTGATGATGAGATAATCACCTATACCGGTATAGGTTCTACATCATTTACAGGATGCGTAAGAGGTTTTAGTGGCATTGAAAATAGCGAAAAAACAAACTCTCCAGAATATCTTACATTTTCAAAATCAGGGATCAGCACTCATGCCGAGAATGCAAAAGTAAAAAATCTAAGTAATATTTTCTTACAAAAATTTTTCACAAAAGTAAAAACACAAATATCTCCGGGTTTTGAGGATAGATCATTTACAGGAGACTTGAATATATCAAATTTCCTAAGACAATCAAAAGATTTTTATACTGCTAAAGGAACTGAAGAGGCGTACAAAATATTATTCGGAACTCTGTATAAAGAGAAGGTTGAATTAGTAAAACCTCAAGAATATATTTTCAAACCATCTGATGCACAATATTCTGTAAATGATGTATTGATTTGCGAAAAGGTATCAGGTGAACCCGAAAAGATTGTTAATGAAACAATTATTCAAGGAGATGCTAGTGCATCAGTATACCAAGTAGAGAAAATTGTTCTTCAAGGAAAAACTTTCTATAAGGTAAGATTGTCTTCCGATACTATTGTAGGGTCATTCAAACCTGTAAATAGAACTCATGTTACATCAAAGATTCAGCAAGGAGATGAAATAATATGTGTAGACTCTACGGTTGGATTTGCTAAATCTTCATTTTTTAATATAGGAAGACGAAGATATGACTATACTGACAAGACTCTAACAGAATTTTTAAACGTAACTGGTTCTGGCAACGCAGCAGTGGGTGATAAAGTAGATTCAGGCGGATTAGCATTCGCATATCAGAATAATAACAGAGCAAATCCTGCAGAACTAAGAATATTGAATTCTATTGTAGATTTTGAAGGAACTGGTATTCTTCAGCAAAAAGGCAGTGAGTATAATGTAAAAACTTTTGGTATCAAGAAGACAGATCTTAGATATAGTGAGTGGTTAGAGAATATTGCAACAAAACACGTTGTGCAAGATTTTAAGGTATTGTTTGCAGGGAACTTTGAACTTGTATTGACTACGAAACATCACTACAAGACAGGGCAAGTTATAGATGTTATTGATTCTGATGGTCAGAGTTCAAATGGCACGATTACGGGAATATTGAACGATAGAGTTGTTTATATCAGTTCTCCATCTCTTTTAGCAGGCAAACAATATTATATAAATGCAAAATTACAAAAACAAAATAATAACGTTGCAAACATACAAAATACCTACGCACAAGGTGATACTGTTATTGTAGCATCAAATAGTTTACCTCACTATTCAATAGATGCACAGAAAAGAATAAAAAACTTTAGTACCTCTGGAATATCTACAAGATCTGAAATAATTACAATACAGGATCATAATTTACAAAATGGCGACATTGTTCTCTATAGTCCTAGTATTGCAGGATCTCCTGTAGCAGGTCTCAGCACCGGTCAATCTTACTATGTGACTAATCTATCCCCATCTACAATTTCGCTCTCTCTATCGGCAGAGAATGCTCGTAGAAATCAATATGTTACTGTCTTTGATACTGCTGACATTGGAACTAACACAAATCACTCTCTTACTCCGTTTCAAGTTGGTTTTGGAACTATTGGTGCTCAAAAATTACTCCGTAAGTTTTTACAACCAGAATACGGATCATCTAAAGATAAAACTGAAACAGGTAAAGGTGTAGGACTCTTTGTAAATGGTGTTGAGGCATATTCGTATAAGTCTTCTGATAAAATTTACTACGGATCAATAGATACGATAGACGTATTGAACACAGGATCTGATTATGATGTAATCAATCCCCCTCGCATTTCCATACAACAAAACGGACACGTCGGCGTAGGTGCATCTGCAATTGCTCATGTAAGTGGTGAAATAAAAGAGATACAAGTAACCTCTCGTGGATTAGATTACAGGATAACTCCTGATGTAAAGATTACAGGTGGTAATGGTCAGGCAACTGCTGAAGCAAAGATGAAACTTGCTCCGCACGAAGTATTCTTTGATAGCACCAGTGTTGGTGGTATTTTGAATACCAGCACTGATAAATTTACATTTACAGAAGCACATGGATTCAAACATGGTGAAGAAATTGTATACGAGACAGATGGTTCAACAACCATTGGAATTGGCACTACTCCGGGAAATCTTGTTAACAAATCAAGTTATTTTGTCATCAAGAATGATGACTATACCTTATCTCTTGCCAAAACCCGTAATGAGGCACTTGCAGGTATCACAACACTTCCAATATCGACCAATGGTGGTGGGTTGCATAAATTTGAAACAAAAGAATCTAGACT